TATTCTCCGTTATCTATAACAGTGTTTCCCTCAGAAATCCACTGTTGAATTGCTTGATAGTCTTTGTTTGCTTCGTCATTTGGTACATAAATGATATTATCATTTTCTAATGTAACTTTTAAAACATCAGTTGTTAATGGTCCTATTGGTGGTTGTGTTTCTACTTTTTTAATAATCATAATTATAACTCCGCATCAAATAAAACAGTTGCAGCCGCTGCAGTATATAGTCCACTAGCATTCCCTGATGATAGTGTACCACCACTTGCTCTTGTAAAATTAAACCCATTTTGAGTCTTTGAAGCTGAATATAAAGCTATAGATCCAGGAGCATTATTATTAGCGTCAGCTGTCCAAGCGTTAAAAGTTCCTGTGCTAGAAAGAGTTGGATTAGCTCTAAATTCAACTATAGCAGGAAAATGACCAATAGCAGTTCCTGAAGCAATAGCATGCATAATAGTCATTACAGTATTAGAACCACTGCCATCAATTTTTTGAAAATATCTTTGACATCTTAATAAATTTGCATCAACAGGCAAGAACTCAAAATCAGATGCAATTGTTCCAGCTTCTAATTGTACTCCTGTGACATACCATTCGTTTGATGTGCTATCTGCAAGGTTAACTTGACCCACTGCATTATTGGCATTTGTATTAGATTCCCAAGTTGTAGCTAAACTCCCTGATGTATAATCAGTTCCAGCACCTAGATAAAAATAAAGTTGTAAACCTGTTCCATTGTCATTATTTAAAGTCCCAGTGGTATCTGCATCATATGTTATAGTTTTCTTTTCCCAAGTATCAGCAGATGAAATAGTATAAGATTTTGAAGTTGATCTTGTGTTGTCTGCATCTCTAAGTCTTGTAATATACGTTCCAGTTTTATTTGATCTTACCCAAAATGAAAGAGTTAGTTGTTCAGCAGAGGATGTTCCTTTTTTTAAATACTGTAAATTTTGAGCTTCTATTTTTTGTGTAATAAAAATATAGTCACTAGCGGCTGGAGAGGCATCAGCAGTTGTGCAATCCATTTTTAAAGAAGTTGCAAAACCTTGACCAGTAGGCACTGTCGTTGATTGAGATTGTGTCCAAGTTCCCATACTACTTATTTCTTGTTTAAATCTATCTACTGTTTCATAAGAACTTCCAGTTAATGATGCTGCTGAAGTTGCTCTTTGAGCCTGACTCATGTCACCATTAATAATTATGTTTCTAAAATTTGGTTGGTTTGTGCTTGTCTCTAGTCCTGCTGATTCTATTTTATCTATTGCCATATTATGCTCCCATTAATGCTTTTATTTCCTCTTCTGTAAGACCTAAATCTAACAATTTTTGTTTTCCTGATGTTTTGTTAGCTTCATCGTTTGTTTCTTTTTTTTTATTATCAATTTCAATTTTTTTTGTTTCATCAATAGTAATCATTCTCCAACTCCATCTGTTAAATCTGAATCTGATACAGTCCAAGCATCTCTATATGTTCTATCGCTTGATATTTCAGATACGTCTACAATTTTATATTTAAATCCAGTTGGAACATCTTTTTTAGCAATTTCTTCAATGGTTAAACCACAATTAGCAGGAACAATTATTGCTACTGTTCCATCTGTTTTTTTATATATTATTCTTTTATCCATATTTAACTTCCAAAAAATACTGCTTGATTTGTATCTCTGTCAGCACTGTTACCATTTATGTCTCTTGATAAAAAATCTGCTATTGATGCAGTATTTGGTTCACAAGTTGCAACAGTATTACCCACTATTGTTTGTGCAGTACAAACATAATTGGTGTCTGAAAAAGCACTTGTAAAATTAATATCATAATCTCCTGTTCCATTGTCAGTAATACTGCTGACATTAAAACTATCTTTAATGGCTACAGTTCCAGTTCCATTAAAATTAACCCATGCTTTTGCTAATTGACTTGAATTGACTATTAAACTTACATCAATTCTTTTTAAAACTCCTGCATCACTAATTAAAAGTTCATCTGTAGAAGCAGGGGCAGCAGCAAGTTCTGTTTGACCAGAGATAATATCATCATTAAGTTTTGCAGCAGTAACTGAATCCGCAGCTAATTGTGATGCAGCAACAGATCCTGCAGGAGCGTTGACTGTGCCCACCGCTCTACCTAGGAATACACAGTACATCTCATCAGTACCATTTGTTAATGCCGCTGATAATGTAAGAGTTGTGCCTGATGCAGTGTATGCTTTACCAGATCCTGGTTCTTGCACTACATTATTGATTACAAGTCTGATATCGTTTTCGTTAGTAACACTATGTGATAGCGTGTACGCAGTTTGAGAATTTACAATTGTAAATACCTGTCTTTCGAAACTTATAAAACTTCTTGCTGGAACGTTTCCCAAATAAGCCATGAATCTCCTTACGTACTAATTGCATCGACAACAGACATCCAGACACTTAAAGAACTCGCCGTGTCGGATTGTGCTTTTACCACGTCTCCCGATTCAATTACTATTTTACTTCCGCCATCGATAAGTTCGAGCGATCCGCCCGGAACGATTGGCGCATTTTTAATTAAGTAGTGGTCCTGAGAACCACCTGTTACAGAAGATGTAATAAACACATCTGCATTTATTGTTGATGTTGTAATATTAGATAAACGAACAGAGATAATAGCATCGTCAGAATTACTTGTATGTACTACTGTTGCTGATGTCCCTACTGCGTTTAAACCATATCGTTCAAAATCTTGTGCCATAATTATCCTTTTACTATAATGCTATTGCCATTGCAACCGCAAATCCTGCTGATACCCCTGCAGATCCACTAGAAGCAGAGGTAATTCTTCCTTTTGCGTCTACTGTAACTGAGGCGTTTGTATAACTAGCTGCTGATACTCCAGAGTTAGCTAGTGTTAATGCTCCTGTGGAGGCTAATGTTGCATCACCAGAAACAGCTTTTTCAACGTAACCAGTTGATCCATCAGCAACTAATATTTTACCTGCATTTATATCAGGCATTCTTATTGCTGCCGTTGTAGTATCATTACTTTTTAAAGTTATTCTACCATTAAACATTTGAGTAATCGCAGAAACATAATTACCCATGTAACCATGAGAAGAACACTGATAGTATAAAATATTAGGCACTTCAGAATTAACTAATAATTGAGTATATGCACCTGAACTTCCTGGTGTTCCACTTGTTGATACAGAATCTGTATACGCTGTTGTTTTATTGGCGTCTAAATAAAATCTTAAAGGGTGACCTGAATTACTACTATCACTTTGATCAAATCTATATGCATAAGAAGCTCCGGGGCTTCCTGCATCCACTCCTGATAATTTAAGTGCTGGTGATTCTAATCCATCTAAATAGTACGCATTACTAGAACCTGAACCTTGATAAGGGTGAGTCCCAGATTTAGCAGCTACTTTAACTGTAATTATTTTTGGTGCTGATGAGGAACTATATTCTTCTGGTAAAGGTAAACCTATTTTTGAACCAGGTACGGTACAGAATACTTCTGTTGCACCTGCAAAGTTTACTTTTGCGTCACTATTAGAACTGGAGATAACGTAAGTTCTAGCAAGTGTGCTTGCTGCTGAATTTAAAGTTCCAAAACCAACTTCAAAATTATTTGTTCCTGTTTCAAAGATACAATAATAAGTAGTGTTGTCTCCACCGATACCAGCAGCAAAAGATTCAAAACCTGAAACTGCTCCACCTAGTGTAAACGTACCTGTTCCAGTGGTTGCACTGGATTCTTTTACCCTATCATTTAATTTAAACGCCATTTAAAATCCTACGATGTTAAACTGATAATTGCATTCGATGGTGTACTTGGATCAGGAAACGAAATAGTGAAGTCACCATTCGTCGCTGTTTTCGTTCCACCAAAATCTAAAACTACACACAACTTGTCAGATTTGTCATCGTTATATATCGCTGCAAAAGCAGCTCCAAAAGTTGCGCTTGACCACGTTACATCTGCAAAATCTACAGATGTAGTTGCAGTTGTAGCTACAACAGCTTGACTAGTTAAAGATTTTCTAACATAGTTTGAACTACCTGCAGAAGAAACTTCGTTAGTAGTTAAAGCAACTGTGCTAGATGTTGTGTAAGGATTAGATGTGTACAATGCTATTTTAAAAGCATCTCCGCCAGTAGAAAAATTATGTGTCCCTGACATTAACTCGCCTTTAAAAGAAAACGGTACTACGTTTGCCATATTTTTATCTCCTTAGTATTTTGATGGTGATTCAGATTTTAGAGGAGTACGAATAGCACCATCTTGGTATTCGTCTCGGCGTCTACGACCTTGTTGTTCGATCGCGTACGATTGTAAAGCTCTTCTAAAAGATCCTTCGTAATATTGTAGCATATCTGCTGGACCTTTCAAGTATCCATATGCTTCTACCAAACATCCATATAAAAGTAAATCCTGATATTTATTAGATACATAAGTTCCATTTGTAGCTGCTGGAGCTGCACTTGGTTGTGTCGTGTTTGTAATACTTACTGGTTGTTTTACATATGCTAATGTAATTTCATAAGTTGAATCTGGTGTTGGTGCAACAACCCAAAATTCTGCATCCCAATTACCATAATATTTAGGAAAGCCAGATTGAGTTGCTGGTGTATCATAATATTCAGACATAAAACTTGTATCTCTTTTTTCTAAAAATCTTTGATCTCCCGATGAATTTTTTAGTTGTACGTATCTAATAAATCTTAAATCTGATGGAATAGTCACATATCTATTACCTGTAACTAAAGATGAAGTTGCATAAAATCTATTATCATCAGAGTCAGCATCTCTATAAATTCTATTTTCAGCATTTTTAATAATAGTGTCTAATACTGTATCTGATAACACACCACTATCTACCTCTGTATAATTTCTAATATCTGTTTTTAAATTGTCTAAAGTATATGCCATTATGCTTGCTGTGTTACAGGTCCTGCTGTAACAAAATCTCCTCCAAAGTTGCCACTTAACGTTGGAGTAGATCCTAACTCAAACGTATAAGTATTTGTAGCTACACTTGTTATACTAAATCCTGACGCATTTTCAAATACTGTAAAAGCTAGTGCTCCAGGGCTTCCATCAACATTTCTAAATCTAACTGTTTCAGAAACTGATCTACCATGACTTGGTTCTGTTACCGTAATTGTTTGATCACTTGCAGTAATAGAAAAAGGGTCACTTGGTAACATGTTCTGTGTGGCAGGTTCTGTTCTTGCAGGTCTTGCATTTGATAATCCTTGTGGATCTCCTGTATATCTAGTTGGCTCTAATTGTGGTTGCTTAGGCTCAAACTCTGAAACATGCACCAAAGAACCATT